ATGTGCTTGTTCTCCCAACAGATTTTCCTATCACGCTACATGAAGAAGGCCGATGCCGCCGCAGGTGTCAAGGCTGACCCTACTCTCAAGAATGCTGATGATTGGGTCATCAAGGGGATGATTGAAGAAATCAAGGGTAAGTATATGGAAAGAGTCGGAGAGACTCACACTATTCTATCTATCATTAAGGGCGAAGTAAAGTGGAATGGACTACCGTTCTTGACATGGGGTTGATTAAATGGGTATTTACACAGGACATAACCCTTCATCCCAAGATGACATAGATAAAATGACCGACGCTGAATTGGCTGACCACCTCGGAGTACCCGAAGCGGTTGAAGACAATGCCGAATGGTGTTGCGATTGCTTCCCTCGCCTTGCGAAACTTGTTCTTGAATTGCAGTCCCGTATCGCTGACCTTGAAACAGTCGTTGATGAAATCCCTAACATGGGAGCATTGTTCGGTGCGGTACAAGAATTGCAGGAGCAACACGAAGCACCCGCCAACACATTCACACACTACATTGGAGGCTCAAGACTATGAAGGTAAAAATAAGTAACACAGAATTGAAAAGAATGCTCAACATTAGTAAGCGCAAGCAAACGGTGAATGGTAAACAACAGGCACAGGTTGAATCATGCGTCTTACTCGTTGATTTGCATGACGCTCGCATCACGAGTCTTACTCGTGATTTGACGGGACTTACCGGCGTTGTCGCTCAATGCGAATCCGATAAATCATTCCTAATACCAATCCCCGACATTGATAGAGTTCTCGGAGTTATCGCTTTACACGGCGAGGTTCTAACTATTACTTATGGTGAAAACAAATTGTTGTTCAAGTCGGCAGGGAAGAGAACAACCCTTGACGCATCCCTTGACGCAAAGGCTTTCACCCACACCCAAGAAACTATTTCCGAGTTTTACGGCAAGTCAATGAGTCTTGCTGAAAAGGTAGATGCTGAAAATGGTGTCTATCATGGAAATGACGGGAATGAGTACCCCGCCTTCTCTTCTTTTGAAGTCAATGTAAGGGACTTGTATGACGCTTGCCGATGCGACACCATCAACGGCCAACGACTCAACCGATACACGCTTGAGATGAGAACCGATGGTTTCTATGTCACCGTTGGCGACCCTTCTCTTGGGCAAACTGAGAGCAAGGTTGATGTTGAAACAACATTCCTATTCAATGACTTCAAGTGGAATTTTGACGGTGGACTTGATGAATTATTCAAAGGTTTTACCGGCAAAGTAAAACTTAACTTTTTTGACTTCCGAGAACATGGACAAGGAATCCGTTTCTCCGCATCCTTTGGGAACGGAGAGTACGCATTCCAATCCGGTATGCTCGGTTGAACAACACACACATGGGGGTTTCCGTAAATGAAAAAGATACAAAGCATTTTTTCTGTCTTCCTCCGCAGATTCGGACATGGGGGTTCGGTTTCTCCCTCTCGTATCTTCCCCCGCCTGTGTTGTTATGGCTCCGTTCTTAGGTCTTGCCCACCGAGAATTTATTTTAAGGTGGTTCTAAATGAGTAAAGCCATGCCTGTTAGGAATGGTATGTTGAAAATATTGACATACGAGGAAACTCAAGTCTTGATTGATAGATTAGGTTCAAAAGTTTCCCATCGTCGTCTTTACATCAAGTTGGCTTGTATTGCCGTACTGAAATACGATGCCGAAGGGCGTTACTTGAACGCCAGCCAAATATCGGAATTGGGTTCAAAGTATCTTGCTAAAACTGTCGGACTAACAGGACAAACCGTTGGAACAGTTTTAGGTATTCTTTATCGCATGGGTGTGGTAAACCGTTCTTACAACCGTCCCCATTCGTATTGGTGGAGAGAGCAAGATGAAGATTGACATACTCAATGGTGATTGCTTAGATATGATGGCGACCCTCCCCGATGAATCGGTGGATATGTGCGTCACTTCTCCCCCCTATTGGGGTCTTCGTGATTACGGAGGTGACGGTAGGGTTTGGGGTAATCACCTTTGTATTAGAGATGATGATACTTATGTTAATCACGAATGGGAAGGGTACACCCGACCAAGCGAAAATACTCGTAAAAATAATAATTCACTTCAATTAAAATCGGCCTATTGGGAGCCACAAGAACAGGCTTTCTGTAAGCACTGTGATTCTTGGTTCGGTCAATTAGGACTTGAACCTACACCCGAACAATATGTCAAAAACATGGTTGAGATTTTCTCCGAAGTCAAGCGCGTACTGAAACCCGAAGGTACGCTATGGCTCAATCTTGGCGACTCCTATTGTGCGGGTTCAAGAAAGACAAGTACCCCTCAAAGTATGCACGATGGAGAAGAAAGAAATTTACCTCAAAAGCAAAGAAACCAAGCATCCGGTGATTTGAAGGGCAAGGATTTGGTAGGTATTCCGTGGATGGTTGCCTTCGCTTTAAGAGCCGATGGGTGGTATTTGCGACAAGATATTATTTGGGCTAAACCTAACTGTATGCCCGAATCTGTCAAAGACCGTTGCACTAAGAATCACGAATACATCTTCCTTTTGTCAAAGAGCAAGGATTATTTTTACGACAACGAAGCCATCAAGGAAGATACTGTAACTAAAGCCGACAAGAATAAATCGGCATTCGCATATGCTGACAATGAAGATTGGGCTAAAGATAAAGATGTTTCACGAATCAGCAAGGCTAAAGGTATTGCCGAAGCCCGTACTAAGAATTACGCTAAAAGAAATAAGCGTAGTGTTTGGTGGGTTGGGCCTAAACCGTTTCCCGAAGCGCATTTTGCCGTCTTCCCCATTGAATTGATTGAGCCTTGCATCCTTGCGGGTTCTCCTGTCGGCGGTACTGTTCTTGACCCCTTCGGAGGTTCGGGAACAACAGGTATCGTCGCCATCAAGCATGGTCGGAATGCTATTCTAACAGAATTAAGCGAAAAGTATGTTGGGATTGCGGAGGCGAGAATTGCATCCTTTCGTGCTGAAACAGGGATGGATAAAGAGGGTGTAGAGTGGCTATGAGTAGGACTCCACGCAAATGCCTTAGAAAGTGTACCGGATGCGGTCGTGAAATGTTCACAAGTACGAATAATCATAAGATAAGTGTTGATGGTAAGCGTACTCAGTGCGGTATTTTTAGGGTGTATGACAAGGACTGACTATCAATGGTTTTATATGCCTTGCAGTCGTGGTTCATAGCATGGTAAAGGTACTTGACCCCAACACAGGCGAAATGATAACAATTGCGGAGCCTAAATTTAACGAAGAAGGAAAGCAACGGTTTGAAGTTATTTCCGGCAACGATGTTTTGGTTGCGGAAGTAAAGTATTGGATTAAGCCTAATAAAAGAATGTACCACGACAAGGATTGGCTACATGAAGAATATGTTGTCAAGGGTCGCACTATGGCTGACATAGCCAACCAATTCAGTATCACCCCAATGAGTATTCATCAATGGCTCGGCAAGCACGATATTGCTACCCGTAGCCGTGGTCGTCGTAAGTAACCTTTATATCCCCCCAACGGTAGGGGTAAATATGATTGTTGAGGCAGTGGGTAGGAATGATGTATTGGTTCGTCACCGTGATTCTAACGGTAAAAGAAAACTTACCAAGATAACAGATTACCTTCCCTATTGCTATGTCACCGACAAATCAGCCGAATGGATTCACGCCAAGAAGACGGGTGGGTTCACAGGTGTTTTTGGTGAATCAATAACTAAGGTTGAATGTTTCACACCATACGAAGTACGGGACTTGGCTAAGACCGGCATAACATGGGAAGGGAATGTACCGTTCACGAATCAAGTCCTAACGGCGAGAGTCAAGGCGGGTGAGAAGCCGTTTGAACCCTATCATCATAGGGTTTGGTATCTTGACGGTGAATGGAAAACCGACAGTGGCGAAATAACAATGCTAACTGTTTACGATAACTTTACCGATAATACTTATTCTTGGGCGGTCATGCCTAATGGTGTTGCTAAGGGAAAATACAAGATGCTCATTGACGCAAATGGAAATGAATGTCACTACGATGTTCCCGTCATTGTGTTTGATACAGAAGCGGAATTGTTGAAACACTTTACTCTTTTTATGGGAAAACAAGACCCCGATATTATCACAGGTTGGTATGTGACGGGTGCTGACATAAAGCAAATCATTGAACGGTGTGGTAAGGTTGGTGTTCGTGCGTCTGTTATGTCTCCCCTCAACCGCTTGAGGTATGATTTCGGGGATTGGGCGCAACCCATCGTCGGTAGAAATATCATTGACTTGCGACTTGCTTTCCCTAAACTGTACGAATTGAAGAATGGTAAACTTCCTAACTACAAATTGGATGATGTTTCTTGGGAAGCATTAGGGGAAAAGAAAACTGAATTGCCCGAAGGTCACGACACATATTATTCCGACCCCGTTCTCTATCTTGAATACAACCGGCAAGATGTTGCACTGTTGCCCCGACTCAATTCTTTAGTTAATGCTATTGAGTATTTTATTGCGGTTCAAGATATTGCTCAATGTGAAATACGAAGCACTCCGCACATAACTCAAGTGTTTACCTGCCTCGCTTTGAGCGACCCTAAATTCAAAAAACAATTGCCTTCCAAGCCACAATTTGACAAGGTTAATTATGACGGGGCAATCGTGATGGATGGTGAACAAGGAATTTATGAGAACATAGGTATTTTTGATGTAAAGGCTATGTATCACAGTAACGCCGACTTACACAACATATCGTGGGACACCTTGAGCGACGGCGGTAAGGATTGTGGGAATGGTACTTGTTTCTCACAGGATGAGAAAGGTTTGCTCGTCCGACAGATGGACAACATGACCGTCCTCCGTGACCGCTACAAGTCATACATGAAGCGGGCTAAGACGGATGCTGAACGAGTGCGATACGACGCTCTCCAATACGCTACAAAGTCCCTTGTCGCATCAATGTACGGTGTGGCGGGTGATGCTAAATACAGTCTCTATCACCCCGAAATCGCCGCCGCTATTACTTTTACCTCAAGACAAACCTTGTTGAAATTGAAAGAGGTAGCCGAAGACTTGGGGCATCCCGTAGTCTATGGACACACCGACTCGGTGATGTGTAGGGTTCAGTCACCCCAAGACGGTATGGCTTCCATCGCAAAGATGAACGAGGCTATGGCTCCCATCATCGTTCAATTTGAGAAGTGGTCGGAGTCATTTCTGTTGATGCAGAAGAATCGGTACGCCGGATTGGTTTCTTGGACTGACGGCTTCCCTCACGAACCTAAGCGTTATGTTAAGGGAATAGAATTGAAGCAATCCCGAATGCCTACGGTGATGAAATCATCAATGGGAAATGTCATTGACGG